GTTGATTGATACATAATCCCGTAGTCCTGACCTGAGATTTCAGTTGTCATGTCCTGTAATTTTACAGTTCCAACTGCGGATTTATGGAATACCAACCCTAGCGTCTTACTATCATCTCCGTTGTAAGCATTGTTTGTACCACTTGGAGAAGAAGCTACGTTAGATTGAGGTACGTTGTTGCTCATCATTACAGGAATACCTGCAACCATTGATACACGACCTGCTGCTACTGAACCATTACCCTGTGGGTTAAAGTCAGTATCTATAATCCTAGTCGCTGACTCAGGAATTTTATAGTATTCAGCAGGTGGCAACACACAGAATCTATCTGTAGGAGGAATGTCTCTAGAGTCAAACTCTTGAGCTATATCATAGATAGCTGCAACCAGTTCATCTCCTGTGACGTTGGCTGAAGTTGTATTACCAGTAGGTAGTGTTAGAACAAGTCCACCATTACCACCTGTCAATGTAGCACTAGCCCTTGAAGCGTTTGCAATTACCTTGGCTACGTTTTGATCGTATGCCTTTGCTAAAGCCTTTCCAAGCTCGGCAGAATAAATTGACCTCACATCATAGTGATTCTTCAATTCATCTAATTTTGCCACTACTGCTTGAGAGATCAACATATCATCTATGTTAATAATCTTCTCATTAGCCTTGATTTGGTTCGCCCCCACTAGAGGTTCTCCAATTACATGATAGGCAGCACTAGCGGTGCCTAAAACGGGGAAGCTTGCCGATTTGCCTGATGCTATAGAACGAACAGTGTGTAATTTGTCATCAAAAATATTGTTTTGACCAAATGCTGTTAGCACCTCGCCAGAAAATACCTTGAGAAATAACTCGTCAAAGTTTGTACCTGTTGCGTTCTTCAAGCCCAGACGAGATACAGTTGCGTTAGCCATCTGTTTGTCTGTTGTTGAGAATTAATTTGTACTTACTCTGTCTTACTATCTTTTCTCAAAAGCGTTATCTGACGTATCAGGCACTTTGATGTGTAGATGAAAGTCCAGAAACTAGCAACGCCACTTGCGAAGTGCAAGAGCCTTTCTAGTTGGCCTACCTTTACTGTCTTTCATAGCTCCTTTGACACCTTTCATTCTTGCACAAAAAGATTTTCTTCTACCTTTTTCACGTTTTGAAAGTCCACTTTTTTTAGTGACAGGTCGTTGCAACTTAGAACCTGTAGCAGCGTTGATTCTTCTTCTCCCACTTTCCGATAATCCTCCTGTTGGATTCTTGTCAGATTTTCTAAGAGATAAAGATTTTCTGCGTGGAGACATGAACTACGGATTAGTAGCTTATATAAAATATAACAGCTATGCAGTTCTTTGTCGTCTTTTATGGTTGTAATTTATTCTTTTACCGCTAGTTTTTGATCTTTTAAATTTAAGTTTTTCTCTATTAGACATTTCTTTTGTAGTCTTTGGTGTCTTACTACTTACTCTTTTTGAAGGTCTGCAAGCAGGATAAGGTCGGCCATCTCCTTTTTTTCTGCCACACTTCTTGCCTGTTTTGACATCAACCCATTTCTCTTTAAACCATCTATCAAGACTCATTAGGCTTTGGTGTATCCTCCACCTGCTGCTTTATATTGTCTAACAACTTGACCACTTGCATAAGCAGAAGGCCACTTCTTGACTCTTGCTTTAACTTTAGCTTTGATTCTTGCATAAAGTTCTGGTTTAGTTGGTTTGTTAGCCATTAGACTACTTCAGTATTTTCCATACGCTTATAAACACTTAGAGTATATGCTTCATCTTTTCCGTATCTAGGGTCGCCCATAGCAGTTTTAATCTCTGCTTGTGTCTTAAACGGAGTTATTGCCTGTGGACTTCTACCATTTATAAGTGTTGGTTCAAATCCTTCAGCAGCCCTCATTTGTGCAGCAAAGCCTTGAACTGCAATCTTAATCATAGTGGGGTCTTGAGTATCTAATATTTTGTCAAATGCTGCTAGTGTTTCATCAGGAACATTATTTTGTGTCCACTCTCTAAGCTCGTTATATCCGTCTTCTCCACCTACAACACTCTGTATATCTTCTAATTGAGATTGTTGTATCTCTTCTGCAACTGCTGTTCCACCTCTTAGACCATTTAAATAAGTATCAATGATTTGTTTAGAAAAACCTGCTTCAGCAAGTTTTGCATAATCATCTTCTCTTATGTTTCCTGTATCTTCAAAGACTTTTGTTATTTCTTGAGTATCTATTCCAACTTCTTCTAATACGGAAGCAAGACCATCTCCATAAATTTCAGTAGGATTCCACTCATTATCAGGTGCTTCTGCTTCTGCTTCTTCAGTTGGTTTCTCAGTTTGAGTTTGTTCTACTGCTCCTAACTTACCTTCTAACTCTTTGTAGCTGTTTACCATATCAGCAGCAGTTTTAAATTTACCTGCAATAAGACCTGATTCATCTCTAAGAGCTTCTATATCATCTGCTGACATAGGAGGTGTTTCAAAAGATTGTACTTGTGATGATGTCATAGTAGTTTTTTGCTTTAACTATAGTGGATAGTTGAACCATGTCTAGTAAGTTTGTCTCCTGACTTCTCAGGTATAGGAGTTTCTTCTGAAGCTCCAAGCCTACTTACTACAGCTTTTTCAGGAGCAGTATATCTCCCATTTTTATCTCTAGGTTTACTAGATTTGGCCTTCTTGGTTGGCATTTGCAGTTACCTCTTGATTAATTAATCCTGCTTCAGCTTGTTTCTTGGGGTCAAGTAACGGAGAACCTACAGCAGCACTTCCAAGACTTCTAATAAGTTCTTGTTGTTGCATTTGCTGTTGTTCAGCAGCGATTTCTTCTTCTGATTTTACCAAATTCTCAGTTTCAATGCCAATACTGGTAGCTAGACGCTTAATAGCTTCGTCAAGATTAACGTATTGTCTCATGACATCAGCCCCTAAAGCCTGTGCCATCACTGTAATAAACTCAAGTAGCTTTTCTTTGTCTTGTCCTCTACCAAGACCTTGTAATCCTGTAACTATTGAGATACCAACTATGTCGTCAGGTAGCTTGGGGACTCTACCTGACTTAACAAGTAGGTGCATACGTCTTCTTAAATAGGGTAGCTGTAGTTCTGAACTCAGGATAGAGTAAATTCCTCCAAGTGTTGATTCTAATTCTTGTGTTAATATTTTTAGCTCTGTACTTGTAACCCTTTCAGCGTCACGTTGTACTGCTTTAGCCATAAGAAAAGCGTATTGTAATCTTTGTTCTATTCTTTGTATTGCTTGAAAAGAAACCTGCAAGTCCTGTCCTTTACCTACCTGCATAACTGATATGTCTTGTGCATTACCTTCTCTTATGGCTCCGTTAGGTGCTTTAGCTAGAGTACTAGCTCTGGTTGTACCATTTGGATTTACAAGAAAAACTGTACGAGCAGACGCAGCAGCGTTCTCGATTATTGCTTTCATCAATCCTTCAAGAGAAATCAAATCCCCTCGGTACTCTTCAACGTATCCCCTTCCGTAACTTTCTCCACTTAATCTTGTAAACCTTAGATTTATAAAAGGAGATACATCTTTCTTTGCTCTACCCTCTGTGTTTGGTATGATTTCGTTTTTACATTCTTGATGATAATTAAAATAATCTCCATCTCTTTTAACGTGTGTGTAAATATCTAATTCTTCTTCAAGTGTTTTTTCTGTGTACTCTGCTTTTTGTTTTATGTTTTCAAGGAAAGCAGGAGGTAAAGCTTTAGCACTTATAGTTTCTTTGATAATAATTTCTATGGTATTGCCAGTAGCATCACGTTTACAGACATATTTTTCTAAAGGATATACTTGTAATCCTTCTTCAGTTAAATACAGTAAAACATTTCCACCAACTACTAAATGTTTTAAAGCTTCAAACATAGCAACTCTATCTGTAGAAACTTCAATCTCTCTCATTAGAGCATTTTCTACCTTACGCAAAGCTTTATCTATTTCAGTTATCGCTTCTGCTCCTGCTTCTTCTTGAGCTATTTTTATTTTATCTAAAACTAATTTAAAAAATGGTACGTTTGTAGGAAACAAACCTGTCAAGAGTTTTGCAGCAAGACTATTAGTACCTGCTGCTCCAATCCCTTGATAGTTTGTTTTGATCTTAGTCCTTCTAGAACCACTACCTGCTGCGGTTTCAGGTATCAAATATGGCAGTGTGTATTTACTAGACTCCTGCCCTTCTCTAAGGTAAGAAGATCGTTCAGTAGCATACTGCTCATACAGTGACGCTGCTGTACCTACAGGAGATTCATATTCCATATTGTTTTAGATAGGTGTGTTTAAGTTACCGCTTCTGGTAGTCTCTTTTTTACCTAGTAAAGGTATTCTTAATGATGCTGTACCTTTTCTACCTGCATCTCTTGCAGCAGTTCTACCCATCTTCTGACCTTTCTTTTTAACTGTAGTTCTTTGCTGTCCAGTAACAACTTGTTCTGCTGTCTTTTCGCCTTTAGGTGCTGTAGGCTCTGGGTCTGGTAGTGGTGGGGGAGGTGGTGGGGCTGAGAAAACGCACATAGTTTTTAATAAATAGATTTCGTGTTATAGGGAGAAGACATCTTACCCATACCAGACTTCCTTCTAGTATCAGTTTCAGGATTAAGACCTGCTATCCTGACGTTTGATAAATCAGGGTCGCCTTTTTTAATCTTAATACCTTTCTCTTTCTTCTTCCTTCTAAGTTTTAACTGATCTGTAATTTTCTTAGTATCAAATGGATTTTCAACATCTTCCTGTTTACCTGTAACAACAGGAGGTGCATCTTCAAACTCAGCTTTCTTGGGTTTTTCAGGTGCTTTAGGTTTAGAGCCGAAACACATAGTACTAATCTAAAACTTGTTCAGTTAACATAGTTTCACGTTGTCTCTTTTGTTGCTCGATTAAGTAATCAACAACAAACCTTTGCCCTGCCCGATACCAAACCTCTTTATCAGAAAATGACAGTTCAGGTTGGCGGTTAGGAAAGACCTTATCTAATCCTTGTATCAAGTCATCAGTGATTTGTGGTAACTTAACTGCCAAGAATAAGATTGAAACTATTAACATAGTAACTCTTAATCTGAAAATATAAATACTTTTGTATAGATTTCATGCTACAATTTAATCAATGGGGGTGGTTTCCCATTGGTAAAGCAAATAAAAAAGCTCTAGGTTTTTGACCTCTCCTGTCGTTTTTCCTAGAGTTTTTTTTATGGATTCCAAAGTTTTACTTCGCCAGTGCTGTAGTTATAATCCCCTTCTCTAAGTATTCTTGTAAGTCTTGCATTAAGTATGGCATCAGCTAACGAATAGCCTTTCTTTGTATATGTCTCAGCAACTTTAGACCATAGTGCATCTTGTGTATCAGGAGTGTTTGCAAGTAACTTGTTTGCACTTACCATACCCAAGCCCTTGACTCCTATGATTCCGTCTGTGGCATCTCCTGCTATAGACATTTCAAACCAGTGTCGCATAGCTTTTTTCTCTGTGATATGTTCTACCTCTTCAGCAGCTATCAACATACAAGGAATAGTTCTCATGTCTTTATCAACTGAAACTACAACTGGATTCTCATACTGACCATTAGTAGCTAGTAATCCTAGAACGTCATCTCCTTCTAAGTTGGGATACGATACACATTCAAAGTCTTGCTTTAGTAAATCAATAGTATGTTTCATAGCAAGTGGTTTTCTTTTTCCTATCCTATGGATTTTGTATTCAGGAAATATGTCATGCCTAAATGTTGGGTACTCAGAAAAACACATGACCACATCATGATTAACTTTAGGCTGCTGTGCTTTAGCTATAGTCTTATATACTTCTAGTCTTGCTTCAATGATAGACAAGCAATCCTTTGCATTAGAGTGCAAGGTATGATTCCAAGTATCCCATTGTATTTCTACTTCTCCTGCACAACAGGAAGAAAAGACTAGCCAATCTGCATCAATAAGTAAAGTCATAAATCTCCGAATGTGTTTTCATAAACTATTAACCGACCTGTCTTCTGGTCATACAATAACTTATCTACTTCTCCTGTCATACCTGTATGTCTTGACTTAAGTATCTTTAGCTGTAGCCTTTGTCTTTCACTAGCTTCGCCTACCTGATTTCTTGATGCACCTAATACGACATCACTTAGTTGAAGTAGTCCAGAACTCCCCTTCAAATCTGAAGTATCAATCTCTCTACCCGACTCATGTGATTGTCCTTGCGGTCTGCGTAGATGACTAACAAGTATCAAAGCTATGCCAGTTGATTCGCATAGACTTCTAAGCTTAGTCATTGTCACATCAATAGCACGTCTTTCATTCTCCAATTCAAGACCTGAAGTAACTATAGTTATATGATCTAGTATTACTATCTGAACCCCATCAACAGTTGCTAAGTATCTGATCTGCTCAAGCAATACATCAGGGTCAAGACTACCAAAGTGATTATATAAATATAAGTTACGAGAAGATGTCAGCTTATCAAATGAACTCTTCACTTCATCAGGGTCAATATCATCTTCGAGGTGTAGCGGTACATTCATATCAATACCAACTAATCCCTGTAAAGTTCTTTGTACTGATTCTTCTAATCCTATGTAACCAAGCTTTAGATTCTTGGTTAAGAAATGATATGCAAGTTCTCTGCATATCGTGGACTTACCTGCTCCACTTCCACTAGCAACTGTGAACAGTTGGCTAGGAAACAAACCTCTTGTAAAGTCATTTAGTTTTGGAAATGGAAAGTCTGATATTGGTTTACTTGTTTCTTTAATAAACAAATCCCATGCGTCTGCTCCATTAATTAAACTGTCTGGTCTAACTGGTCTAGCTTTCCATAACTTTTGTCTTACTATCTCTCCTTCATTCAATACCAGATGATCGTTCACGTCATTACGATCAAGCTTTGCTATTGCTACTTTGCCTTTGGGTAAAACTTCCAAGCATTTCTCTGCTGCTCTGTTACCTGCTTCATCATTATCAAAGCATAGAACTATACGACAATAAGTATCTAACCATTTGTAGTTAGCTGCTAGATACTTGGCTGCTGATTGTACACCTGACGGAATAGATACACAGGGAAACTTATTACCCTGTATCTGACTAGCACTCATGCAATCAATCTCTCCTTCGCAAACAGTTACAAAGACGGAACCATTACCGCCATGCTGACGCCATAAATGTTGACCCCAAAGCTGTACTTCTTTTATATCTCCTATCCAAGAAAATTTTTTGTCAGGAAATCTAACGTGTTGTGCTACATCATTACCCTTTTGATCTTTGTATGTAGCTACTTGAACAGGCATACCTTTAAACTCAGCCTGTCCATAACCAAATAGTTCGCAAGTCTCTTTAGTGATTCCACGTTTGGATAATGCTATGGGTGTTACCTTCAATAGCTTTGGACTTGTTTTAAATAGTGGTGTCACTTTGTCTATCATTTTCTTTGAGTAAGCAGACGATAAATTTTTCTTGTTTGGATAGTAAGTGTATCCGCAATCCATAGTGAAACAATGCTTATGTCCATCACTAAAGACCGCACAGTTTTTCTTGCCACACTCAGGGCAAACTTCTTTAACTTTGTAGCTTGAGCTAGGCATCTGGATATTTAACGTGTTGGTACTGAGCTAGTCGATATTCAAAATGATGTGTAGTTCCATTGGGATAAGTAAATGGATTATTTTTTTCAAGTTGATTTAGCAAGAAAATTAAATCAGAAATGCGGTGGCTTATCTGGTGCTTGCGATCATCTATGTGGTTACTTGTCATACCAATCTTCTGGAATAAATTTGTCGCAGTATTGAAACCCATGTCTCGTACACCAATCGGCATACGAGATAGAGTTCTTGGCCTTGGATAGTTTGGTCTTGCTGTTTTGAAAACAGAACCTTATATCTAGGTCGGGTCTTTTCTCCTTAATTGCAAGATGCTTGCGTCTGTCTTCTTTGGAGAAGTAGCCCTTCGTTTCCACAATAAAATTGTTGAGGATAAAGTCAGGGCGATAGGTGCAAGTAATTTCATAGTCAATGCTGAGTGTTTCATAGGTAAAGATAAGTTTCTTTTTTTTAAGGTCGTCAGCAAATTGACTTTCAAATTTACTCTTGTACTTAGAAGTCGGCTGCTGTTGGGGTCGGAGTTTTTTCTTCATAGCTTGATGGTTCTGCTGTATCAAAATCATCTGCTCCTCCTCCTGTCCAAGGAACTATATCCCTGAAGCAAAAAGATATGGGGAACAGTTTGATACCAACACCATTACCCTGTGCGTCATAGCCAGAAGCAAGCATAGCTGCTTGGCCTGTAGTCTCTGGACTTATCTTATTCATAGTTTGTCTTTCGGCTTCACTCATTAATAAGTTTTGTCCTGAAGCAGAGTCATGCTTATACAGTTGTATCGGTTGGTTGTTACCTTTTAATCCTTTGACATTTTTCTTGAGCTTCAAGATTAAGAAGTCATTTTCAAATGACCAAGGAAAGGTAGGCTTACCTGTGTTCTTGTTTTTTGTAAGAGTAAATTCTCTGTTTGGGTAAGCAGCTTTTAACTGTGTCTTCCAACCTTCAAGTAGGTTTTCTAACTGGTTGGCTATGTATTGAGTAGCTTCATGTTCTACTTCTTTGCCATTTTCTTTTACCTTGACGATTGTGCCGACAGGTACCATAGCTTCTGTCTTCCACTTCTCAACACCCATGTATTCATCAGGTGTTACTAGCCACGAATAACGAAAGCGAGTTCCTACTGGAGTGACTATTTTAATCTGCTCCGATTTAATTGATTCCATGTTTACCTTGGATTGTTCTTGTGATTCGTCTTTAAAAAGACGTTCCCTAATTGTACCTTGATCTCTTGTTATGTAAATATATATGGTGCTGTCAACACATCTGTAATATCAAACTCCCCCATCAGTAGTGCAGGTGGTAATCCCTTACTATTACTTAATTGATCTGCTGCTTGATGATGTAAGTTATCTAAATTATTATCACTATATATGTAGAAGAATGTCTGCTTAACACATTCAATTAACCTATCAAGTTCAGCAGCAGGACTACCAAAGCAATCGTGAATAATACAGAACTGTTCAAGACCCATCTTGCTTGCTTCAACCAAGCTCAACTGTAGGTGTGCAGCGTCAAAGGAATGTATGTAATTACTTGGGAAACCTTGCAGTTGTTTTCTCTTGTTGACTAGCTTCTCGTCAGGCTCGGCAAGACTCAGGTAAACTGTTTGATTACTGAGCTTGGTCTTGATTCTTTTAGTCTGGTTTGTATAGTACTTCTGCTGTACCAGAAACCCAGATGGGGTATGCCATGAGATAGTCTTGTTCTCTTTGTTAAAACATAGAGCTATCTTTGACAAGTAATTTAAAACTTGATAACTCTCAGGGCATATATCTTTTACAGCCTGTTCGATTATTGCAGCAAGGTAAAAGTTATTCTTAAAATTTTTTGCCATTGAAATATTTTTTGCAACAAAATATTTTTCTATGTAGTTAGCTATGCCAAAGGTCGTTGAGTTATATGGAATCATAAGCACTGGTTTCTTTATAAACTTTCTAGTCAACAGGTTTGAAATCTTATTCCAGTTCTTGCCTTGCGTTGTTGTATCTGTCTCTAATATTTCTATGACTCTAGCTAGAACATCTTTATATAAATCCTGTGGCTTACTTGCTCTCTGCAAGTTAACCTTTTGTGCTAGTTCTTGAGATGAAATTAACCCTGCGATATGTTGGTATCCATTGTTAGTACCATCAAGACAACAACAGAAACGTGAGATAAAACCATTGTCCATACCTACCTGCATAAATTCATGCCACTCTTTGCACCAAGCCAAGAATTGCCAAGGCTCTTTTGCTTGACCCCATATATCTATATTGTCCAGTGGGTTGAGTGCTACCTGTTCAGCAAAGTCTGTGCCTTCTATGTAAGCCCACTCTAATCTATCTTCATAACTTAACTTGTTATGACCAAAGGCATTGGCTCCTGCTATAGCCAACCAATCTAAGTGTCTTTTATTCTTGATCTCTGCACCCTCATAGAATTGATGTAAGGCTCTGGCAATATCAGTTCCTTGTGGGTGGAAGTGTGCAGTTACAGGATAAAGTCTTGAAGTGAAATCCATTTGATAAACGTGAAAAAATTTTTCGCCAAGATAACTTTTCGCTGTGTCTATCATTGAAAGTATTTGGAATCTCTTTACTTTGTTTGCGTGGTTTGTATCATGAATTAAACCTGCGTGGTAACTCCATTGTTTTGTTACCTCCTTATCCTCTCCAAAACCTTCAGGCTTTACTGGTAATTCAAGTGGTTCTCTATCAATCAATCCCCCTACTTCTATTCTTTCTTCCCAACAATATACAAGAGTATCAAACACAAATTTATTTACCCCCCACGCAGTACTTGACGCAAGGTTTAGAGCCTTTAGACATACTGTTAAGTTTTCTTCTTGTAACTTTTTTAATGTCTCTTGATTAGTAGTCTTGATAGCTGAAGTCCTAAGTCTCTCTGTGTAATAACCTCCATCAAATAAAGTTGTATATTGTTTGGGCTTATCGAAGCACGGAAGATATAAAGGATAAGCAGCTATGCGGTTGGCTCTGTTCTTTCTTATCCACTTGTCTGCTACATCAGTGAAGACTACACATGAAGTAGTTGTCTTGCCTACCCTTTTGTTTACTAGCTTTATCATTCCAATATGATTAACAACTAAGTCAATCAGAACCATACCAATTTTTAATTTATTTTCTTTACTCCAAGTCTTGAACTCTATGCCCTTCTTACTCATGTGTGATCTAACCATATTCTTTTTATAACCTTGGTGGTTTGTATCTCTGGTATGATATTGAATTGCTTTGAAATGTTTAGGGTCTTGTTCTTCAAAGATTGTGTATCGCATTTCATCTTCCAACATCTGACCTATGTTGATTGCTACTTGTGTTGTTACCTTGCCAAGGGATACGTTGTCTATGATGACCTTGAAAGTTATAAAAGAAACTACGTCAATATCAGGGAATTGATTTAGGTATATAGCAGCTAACGATTTGACTCCTACTTGTCCACTCAAAGATTTATATATATAGTTCTGAGTCTGCTTTGTTAATTCCTCTAGCCCTGCTTCAATCATGTTGCGAGCATAGTATGTTTCAGACTCCCTTCCCTGCTCTCTGAGTTTATTATTCTTACTGATCTTGTTATACCCTGAGATGCTAAAGATACTTTGCTCTAGGTCTAGTTGTTTCTTGCTTGGTTCATTCATGAAGTAAACCTCTCAACGCTTCAAGTTCTTGTATCTTTTCTACACACAATTCAACAGACTTATTGATCTTATTTTTCTTTGCTAAATCATTTTCTTTTTGTGCTAAATCAGTTAAATATTTTAAAAATATTTCTTGCTCGTTTAACTCTTTTCTAATTGAGTCATTGATAAAAAAGATTTGGCTATCGGTAAACTTCATTAGTTCAATACCTCCACTACTGAGTGCATAGAGTCAGGGGCAAGATGGGCATACTTCTCTGTCATCTTTACATCTTCATGACCTAACCAATCTCTGACTATCAAGAGATGTACTCCACGTTGTACTAACCTCGACCCTGCTGTATCTCTAAAGAGATGTATCTTGTACCACTTGTGTTGCTGATAACCTAGTTCTCTCTTGACCTTCTTGAACACACTCTCAGCCCAATAATAATTATGGTCGAATACATAATCCAAGGTATTGCACTTGTCATAGTATGGCTTGATAATATCTCTTACTTTGTTACTCATTGGTACAGTATTTGGCCTTCCGTTTTTTCTTTCTTGAAATGTAATTTGATTCTTTTCAAAGTCAATAAATCTTTTCTCAAGAGTGAGTAACTCCATGCACCTGCAACCCAGATCAATCAAGCACTTGAATACATCTCTGTGTTCATGATGACCAAGCTCTGTGACCTTATCCAACAACTCAATCTCCATCTCATTAGTTAAGTAATGAACCTTCTTGTTTTTCTTTACCTTCAATGGCTTGGGAAACTCAGGCATTGTAATGTGTCCATCATCTTTGCAATCATCAAGTACTAACTTGAGATGCCCCATCTTTTTATTGACTACCTCGTTACAGTTGGGTCTTGCTTTGTTGTAGTCATTCATCTTGCTAATCATACTTGTAGTTATTTTGTTTACAGGTATGTTCCCAAGAGCTTGGATATTATGTTTCATGCTGACGAGAAAATCATCAGCCGATTTCTCTCCGTTCTTTCTCCTCTTGTAGGTTATGAAAGCAGCTTCCTTGAGGGTTGGTACTTTGTTTTTCATTGTCTCCTTTTGGTTAGTTGTTTTTAATTAGATCGTCAATCATCTCCATATATCCTTGCTTGCCAAAGTCAATCAAGTCTTGAATGGAATACTCTCTAGTAGCAAAGCGTTTACCACAAGACAAACAAACCCTAGACCGATAGGTATAGGGCTTCTTTGTTGCTCTGCTTTCCTGTCTGTGTCTTGTATCTAAATACTTTGTATTAGTACTGCGACACTCTTTGTTAGGACAAACAGCCATAGGTCACTTGTCCTCCTCCGCATTTTCTTCGAGAGATAAGTCTTTCTCTGGTTTGATAAGTTTATTAATCTTATCTCTTATCTTTCTTAGATTCTCTATAGTCTCGGCACTTGCTTTGTTGCCATGCTCTGATTCCCTCAAGACGTTATCAATCTCAAGAAACTTTACAAAACATTTAACCATAGTTGATGACTTCATATTAGGAAGATGTGCTTCATCTCCCTCGTTATCTGTACAAGCTAGATAACCTACTGAAGTATCATCAAAGACTCCTGTTTTAAAAGAAACAAATTCTGCTTCTTGCCAGTGACCATCAGGCCAGACGTGTTCTATTCTTGAAGTGTTCATTGTGCAAGACCTCTCTTACTAGCTTCTTCTTGTGCAAGATGCTCAACACCAAACTTATTTAGTTGACAATTTTTATAATCAATTAAAAAGTAGGCATCATATAAACCTATGTTGTCAAACATAGTTACCTTTTTAATTTCGTAATCCATTTGATTCCTCCGTTTTGATTTTGTTAATGGTTCGAATGATCTCTTTTTTGTAGTACTCAATAGTTTCATCAAGTAACATATTGCCCTCTTCATCAGTGGGCGGGAAGATAGTGTAGTCACTATCGGTAAGGCACGCAGCCCTGTGGAGAATACAATCAAGCTCCATCATTGTTGCGTGCTTTGATCTAGGCATCAGACATACCTCCAAGTTCTACCTTGTGACTCTGCTAAAGAAATGTGATAAGCATACATTTTGAGAGTCTTGTTGTCATAGATGCTGAAGTCCTTTTGAACAGGGTTCTTAGCATCATATTTACCAACAGGCTTGAAGACACCCTCGATCTTTTGAGCAGGTCTGAATGTCCAACCACGTTCTTTGAGAAACTCAACAGCGATTTCGATTTGACTTTTCTTCATGCTGTTAGCTCCTTTAATACATGATCTATGTCAATGTTCCTGACATAGTTTTTTCCTAGTGGCTCACGCCATAGCTCTGGGTATTGGCAAGCTTTTAAGAAGACGTACTGATCGCCAACTTGGTTGACGATTTCAGTAGCACAATCGAGCCAATAAGTTTCAGGGTTATGCCCTAACTTCTCGATTTCATCATTCATGTATGGCATACCTAAAGGCAAACCTCTGAGCCAAGACTCCATATCTTTGCCAACTGCGGTTGAATACCAAAGGCGATAACACCATTTGAATTTTTCTTGATCTGTCCAAGACTCCCAACCTGAATTGTCAAGTCCGTTGTAATACTCTCCGTCTTCAAGCTCGAACTCTATGCCTTCAAGAACCAACTGATAAATAGATTGATTAGTTGGTGGAATGTATTTAAGAGTCATGACATCTCTCCTCTGTTCCTCCATACTTCCCCTTTCTTTGGGGCAGGTACAGACTTGAGAGCTTCCCAGATTTTAGAAATGTCTTTAGCATTTTCTTTGGTAATCTGGATACCAATTAGTCCGTCATCAATTTGTTTGATGTCGTTCCTGTAATCGTGGTCAACCATTAAATTTTCCTCCTGTTTTTTGATTGGTTGATGGGTATGAAAAGGGCATACCTGAATACAGTATGCCCGATTGATTTTAGAATGTCAACTAACGACTTCTAAAGTTTCGATAAACTTTAGCGGTGGGCAACCCCTCCACTGGTTGTAAACTTCTCCGTTTTTGTAGGCTTCAGAACTCTTGTCTTGCTTGTCAGTATCAACAAGAGTGCCACCATCAAACGCCCAGTTCTCTGTGTCTTCTATGTCAAAGATAGATACTGGTATGATCTGCCAACCCTTGAGTTTGTAGTTTCGCTTGGCTAACCTCACTGCTCTTGTGGCGTGTATGATGTTTGGCTCATAGCCTATTGACCAAGTGAAAGTTCCGTGTGCAACCCAACAGAAAGCAATTACTTCTCTGTCTTGTTGCTTGTATTCAACTTTTTTAGTTGACTTCTTAGACTTAGTAGTCATAAGATTTTCTCCTGTAGTTTAGGTTTAAATGTGAGTGAGTAATGAGTCACTCAGGCTTGCCCCGAAGAGCAAGCGTGAGAGATTCGATTAGCTATCAAAGAATTCTCTAGCTGAGACTTTGGCATAGAAATCTTTGCTTTCGTCATACCATTTTTTAATCCTTGCTTTAGTACAATCTTTGATCTTGTAATACTCAAGCTTAAATTTGTAATGACTTTGGGCATGATGAATGTTCCATTTTTCCTTGAACCATTTAGACATTCTGAATTGAGATCGGATTATCTTGTTGGCTTCATAAAGATACTGGTCTTCATAGCCGTACTGCAAAGGAATTTTTATAGTCGTCCTTGGCTCTCCTCTACTAGCATCAAGATTGAGTGAAATCTCAAGAGCAAAGTAAGAGTTTCCGTTGACTTTATCTTGCCACTCAAGGCCACAGATGTGTACTGTTCTGAGTTCTTTGAGATTGTGCATTTACTTGACCTCCTTTTGTTTTAGTTGTGAATCATGTATTCCAAGGCTCTTGATTTGTTCAATAGCTTTTAGGAAAAGTGGATCGCTTTTTGATAAGCGATCGTAGTTAATAATTTCTACTCTTTGCATTGTCTAGACCTCCTGACCTTGGTAGTTTAGGAAGTAGCTTTTTCTAGTCAAAGCGTGCTTAAAACAAAGCTCGGTATCTGTTCCGTATTGAAACATAATCTCTTGACCTGATCGCATCATCTGACCGACTCTATTGTTGGTTGAAAGAGCTATTGCGAAAGCTCTTTGATGATCGAACATTGTAGGATTGAATCCCATTTTTTTAATCTCCTTTTGGTTAAAGTTTTTTGATAGTGAAGTTCTTGGTTAGAGGACTTCAAGGAGGGAGGTCAATCCCTCCTAGAAATCGTCTTGATTAAGCTTCGCCAAGTACTGTATTAGCAGCTTTTGAAGCGTATGCAAAGACCTTGAATAACTCTTGAGCAGGGTTCTTAGAATTCTTGATCTGAGATGCCCAACCTCCGAGGTATGAAGCGTGGTTCTGAGTATCGCAAGTGATCTGTAATCTGTTAGCGATTAGCACTGCTGAGAACTCAGCTACTAGCTCCTCTTGTGGCCTGTATTGAGTGTAGTTGTTTAACCACTTTCTATTAGTTCTTGACTTGTGTCCAGTGGCGTGTGAGAACTCATGAGCTAGGGTTGCAAGATAGCCCTCGTCAGTTTTGAAATCCTCCCTGTTTGGCATTGTCACTGAGTCAAGATCGTGCCTGTAATAAGCTCTATCTGACCCGTGATGTAAACCACCCTCTAGTTCCTCTTTGAAGATCATCAAGCGGTCGTGAGCTTCTTTGCATCTTTCAGCAAGTGGCCTTGCATTTTCAACACATTTAGTCTTGAAGCTTGCGATCTTTTGGTCTAGCTTTTCTTGAGCTTTTTCATCAAGTCCGACTAGATCAGCGATATTGAAAACAGTTGCACCCTTGAAAGTCATCTTCATGTAAAACTCAGGGTTGCCCTCTTTATCAAGAATAGGGTTTCCGTTGTCATCTTTGGCATCAATCCTGATAGGATTAGGACGGACTATACGAGCAGCTTTTGAGCCTTTTCTAGGAACACAATTAAATTCCTTTTTGGCCTGTTGATAGCCTATCCAACAAGGTAGTTCATATCCCTTGGAGAACTGATACATCTCCAAGATAATTACATTCATGCCTTGATAACGATTCCCAGTAAGGAAATTTATGTGACCCTCCGAAGAGCTAGGGTTCCAAGGTTTAGCCCAAGGATTGCGAGAATCTTTGTTCTCCTCAAGGATTCTCATGAAATCGTTTAGAATTTCCTCTTCAACTTTTACTCTAGGTTTTGATGATGTAGTCATTGTTTTTGGTTGTTTAAATTGGTTAAAGCAATCAAGTAATCAACTTGATATTTTTATAATAAACATACTGCATACAGTACGTCAACTAATGTGCTTAACATTTTGTTGTAATTCATACAATTTCTTTTAAATCCTTTGGTATCACTAGCTATAGTACAAATGTACTTGCTTACCTGATAACCAAATTTTAGTTTTTTACTGGGTTTCTTTTTGGTTTCTTTTTGAATCCTTATATATATTTTTTTATTCTCTTTGATTTATATTTTTTATCCCTGACCCTCCACCGATTAAAAGAAAAAATAAAAGCATATATAAAAATTTTTGACCAGAAGAGCCTCAAGAATAGTAGTAATATTCTGAAACTCTAGTGATAGCAACACTTTTGACTTATTTAATGTCAAATATCGAAGAATCTCAAAGAAAATAAAAAAATCGAGACGGGGAGATCGCACTTCCGAGAGAAGTGTAAGGGCTTCAGATTTTTTCGCCAAATTTTTTTCTGGATAAGATTACACAGGAGAATCTTTGTACGGAATGGATAGACGCCACCCAGAAAATCCTAGTGTAATCTTAATGTGAGACAATGCGAGGTATCTCCTATAGTGCAACCTAATAAGCTCCGCTTATGAAACCATCATCAGATACATTAGAATTTCTTATTTGTTGAGGAGTCATACCCATAGCAGCTTGTGAAACAGTGTTATTAAGAACGTGACCCCAGTTTTCTAGGTGTGTATTAATTAATTCTTCGTGTCTTTTAGCGATATTCATGTCTTCAGTTTGAGCCATATAGTCTGTCCAGTATGCAACTGCACCTGCAAGTGAGTCACAAAGGTCATCATGAACTAGCGAACCTTTGTTTCTAGAGATACGACTAAGTTGATAGGCAAGTTGTAGTTTAAGTCTTCTTTCAGGAGTTTCATCAGGGTTTGATTTAAAGTCATTATCTATAACTTTGCGGTCAATAATAAGTCTATGAGAGTTCATTACAGGTTCTAGCGTGTCGATTATGCGTAATTCTTTAGTTTTGGTATTTCGCACGTCTTTTACCTCACAAGGGTGGTAAGTCATTAGGAAAGGTTTTAGTAATTGTGAAAACATACCACCACCAAAGTTCTGTTCTACGATTATTGTGTTGATCTTATTGACTTTTGCGGTTCTAGCTATGCGTTCTAGGACTCTATCGCTGTAACCTCCCGACAAACCAAAGCACTCTGTAACGAATAAGTTACCATTTAGCATCTTTACACAGGATATAGCTGTCTGGTCTTTTCCTGTACCAGATGGGTCAACAAACATTACGCTTCCTGTGTATTCAATGTAGTCTCCGAACTCCTGTGCAGGTCTATGATACCTGTCTCCATTGAATCCAACGCAGGGTAAATCAGTAATTACATATTCAGGGGAGTTAGACCATATAACTTTTTCAGGTGCGTATTCTTTATTGACCGACATAATTATTAGGTCGTTAATTTTTAAGGGGTATCTATCTTGGTCTGAGAGGGTCGTATCGAGCATGAACTGTAGATTGAACCCTGATCGCCCATAAGACGCTTCACGTTCCATTAGATCAATGGCTGAGAACCTTATAGGGTCAACAGGGTCTTTTGGTTCTGCGATTCCTTCTGATAAGTTCTTTGCAATACGAGGAGCAAGACGATCTCCATAGTTGTTTTTATGATTTGGGTACCTAGCTGTCCATATTCGTGTTTCATAGCCACGTTCTTCTAGTGTCAGGTACAAACTATTTTCTACTTGTGGTGTACCAAGGAAGGTAATCTTTCCATTTGGTTTTAATATGGCTTCAAATTCTTTTACAGCTTCGCCTAGTTTGTCTCTCATAGGCTGCGTAAAGCTGTTGTTAGGCACTTCGCAATCGTCTGCTATAACTTCATCAGCACGACTCCCTGCAAGCTGCGATAAGACCCCCTTAGAGGAACAGGAGGGTGCGTGATCGGCACTGGCAGGTCTTACATCAAAACTTACCTTACTGTTTCTCTGGTCATCTCTGGGGATTAGTGGAGCTAGTATAGGCATCTCGTTTATAAGACGCATAGTGAAGGTAGTAAAGTTATCAGCCCTGTCTTTACTGGCAGATACCACAAGAAACTTTAGTTGTGGGTCTATCCTTAATCGCCATACAACGTAAGTACTTGTAATCCAACTTTTACCTACACCACGAAACCCCTGTATGATCTTTCTTCTAGCCCCATGCTGTAGATATTCTGCTATATCTAGTTGAACAGGTGTAGGGTCTGGTAGGTTTAGATGTCTCCAAGTAACGATTAAGAAATATCTAAAGTCAAGTAGCTTTTCTGGTAATTCTTGCAATTATAGTTCGCTAGGTGGGATAGTTTCTAGGTCTGGTAAGTTGTTCATAAGGTCTTCCATTGGGTTATTTTCTACAGGAATACACTCGATACCATTATCTTTTAGAAACTGTCTAGCTACGTTTAAGTCTCCTGCTTTTGCTTCGCCACTTTTTATTAGATCAAGTATATGTTTAGCTAACTCATAATGTATATCCTTTAGTAATTTTAAATTTTTATCCATAATTACTAGCTTTTTTGTTTAATATAATCACTTCTGATCTGTCTTGCCAGATAGAAGATACCTAATCTTACCAAAAAAACCTAGCTTTCTAACCTTTTTGTATAGTCTCATACCCTTTTCATAGCGATATAACTTAGTTTCTATTTCTGATATACGCATTATTGCTGACGTTAAAAGTAAATCTTGTAGTTTGGTGTATTTAACTAGGTCTAAACAGTATGCTCTTACAGCTTCTTCAGGCATTTGCTCTGTTTCACGCTGCTTAACTTCAATCTCAAACTCTATTTCTGGCGGTGGGTTGCCGACAAGTACCTTAAAAAACTCTTTATGTGTCATATCAGTTCATCTTAGGAAACAACTGTTGCTCTAACATATCAACAGCACGATCATCTAGCGTGTTGGTAGTTTGTTTACAGATTGCTCTAAGTAAATCAACTACTAATCTCTTCACAGCAGTAGTAGTAAAGAATTTTAGTAGTATTGGTTTTAAGATTTTCAGCATAATAACTATTGTGTTACTTTCCAAACATAGCTAACTTGGTAGTATTAAACAAGAGTCTTAACTTTTATGGAAGATCAAGAGCCAAGTAAAGTTGAAACCATTGTCAAAGTCTGCGTACTTCTTTGGTCGGCAACGCTATTATCTCTCTCATATTACGAACCTCCTTCTGGTAAAAAATTAGTAGATTTTGACCCGACATTTATTGCAAGTATTTTCAGTGCTTCCACTGCGTCACTTGGGTTTTCGATAAAAAAGAAAAAAGATACTATAGTAGATAATAAGAACTCTAAAGTTGGCATCAAATGAAGAAACTATTATTACTAGGTTTGTTTTTAGTAGCACCCTGTTACGCAAACACAGTGCCAACGTGGACTACTGGCTCAAGTAACAGAACTGAGAATACTACTCAAACCATAACTCGCAGCGTAGTCACAGAAAAATATGGCTCTACTATAAATACTTGGGAAGGTTCTAATATAAGTGTGGCTGCTTCAGCAGGTATTGCAGGTGGAGATGCAGTATTTACAGTTGCAGATACTTCAAAAGATTGGTCATTAAATGTGACTTCGAGAGCATCAGGTTTAATGATTGAAAAGATCACACAGAATGACACGATCAACACCACTAGCGTTATTACTTCTTTGTCTGTCTTTAGTCAGTAATAAAGTTAGAGCCGAGGGCGATACAAACGTACAGGCTCAACCAAATGCGATTGGTAATTCCAGTATTATCAATCAGAATATGAATATTAATAATGGAATGACAGGTAAACAGCAGTTTGGAAATTTAGTTTGTAGTCAACCTACTATGGCTGTAACTCCTTTTTATACAGGAAATGATGCTCAATCAGAAAGTTATAGCATCAATGAAGGTTGGGGAATACAAATGAGTTTTATGATACCTCTGGGAGATAATCAAACTTGTAACGAACTATCCAAAGTAAAGCTAGACCTAGCCAAAGAAGAACTAGACAAGCAAGTCCATGATAAGCAATTAGTGAGAGTTTTAAAGTGTTCACAACTCCACGCTTCTGGCTATATGATTAATCCTAAATCAGAATTTGCTTATATCTGTAGTGATGTAATAAATATTAGAGCTTATGTAAAGGCTAACTCTGAAAAATTTAAAGGCGACTGACGTTCTGTAGAGGAGTTACGAATTAAACAAGTTCCCACTTGTGTTCGTTTCATAAATCCGTTGACCACTGCAAGGGCATTGACGGATTCTTGAGTTCATCTTAAGGAGTCAACTAAAAACCTAAGAGAGATCAAGCAGGTCTGGTCGCCTGAATTTTAGTATATCTTATTTCTTTTGATCTGCAATCTCTTTCTTAAGTACCTTCTTAAATATTTTTGTCATTACTTTCTTTAGTTGATTAACAACGCTTTGTAAAACTATCGAACCTGTAACGGCAGCAGTAGCACTAACACCAGATGCTATGACACTTGATGCAATTACTTCTGGCGAAGGCACTGGAAATTCATAGTTTATAAATGGTATATTGAATGTAGCTACAGGTTCTTCAGTTGATAAAAGCTCTTTGGTGTTTGGCAGGTTTGTCGGTATTGTCTCTGGTTTTACTTCTAACCCTCCCTCCTTTGAAGATGTTGTTTCTTCTTCAGCAGAAGATTCCTGACCTCCCAAACCCGACTCTACCTGTTCCAGACTTGGAAGAAGTAAAGGGTCTAGATATGGAACGTCTGCCACAGGTGGATAAAAAATTGTTTTAGGCGGTACTAAATTTTCTGGTATATCAATCTGTGGATAATCCAATTAATCCCAGTTGACTATTTTTTTCGCTGCTGCTTGTTCTTCTGCGGTCATTTCGGTAAGAGTGACAGAAGCATTAACCCAGTTATTAGGGTCAAAGTTTGCTTCCGCTACAACTATTCCATACTTTAGTTCTGTTGTATCGTTTTTAAATGGGTCAAGTAGCTTTAGCCAGTGCTTATCTTTAGCCTTATCAGCTACTTTTTCCATCATACCCACTCCGTTAGAAGCAGTTTTGCCTGTTAGTTCGTGCTTATACCACTTAGTATAAAGTGATTTGACTTCAGGAAAAGTTTTAAATTCGTCCATAAGTTTATCCGTTTGTATCTAGTGTACTCCAACTTGGGAATCCGCAATCATATCCACTGCTATTGTAGTCTGATTGCTGATACCAAGAATTATCTCCACCTGTATATACATCTCCAAACCTACTTAACCAGAACCAACCATTTTCTGTACCATATCCAAGATGACAGAATCCATTTTCCATACATTGTGCGGGTTGGTCAGGCCAGTGAATGAAATAAGGAACCCAGTGATTTTGATATATTAAATAATGCTGTCCATCATTTTCATTTGATCTACTTGGTGTGTAGTTCCAATAACCTGCAAAGAATAATGAACCGAACTCGTCCATTAGAACAACAGAGTTATATGTATTCTCAGGTGTACCTCTAGGAATAATCTCAATTATTTTACCTATCTTCATTTTCTTTTCATTACTACCGCCATCTTGGAAACTAGACCAGTTACCTATAGCTTCATTTGGTCTGCTGTTATCTCCACCATCTTCAAAGTCTCCAAAGTCAGAGAACAATATTTCTCCACCAAACCAACCGCCTAAACTAGCAGAGTTAGTGTGGCTATTAGGAGAGTTATTAGTTCCTTGTACACCATAGTAATTAGATGCAGTGGAGTATATTTTTTGTTCCATACCAGTAGAACCACCATCTGTTATAAACCATAAAGTTGAATATCTGACATTAGTACAAACCATATAAATAACTTTCTGGTCATCACTATTCCATAGAGTACTTGAGTTAGTAAGTATTCTAGGCATACCATTAGTTCCCGAACCTGCTGAATCATATACACCTGTTTGCTGTCCGTAATCTCTAAAGTAACCTGCGTAATAAACCTTACCTTCGTCTGTTAACCACCATGTTCTACCTTCTGCGTCTCCATCTTGGTTCATTATTATGTGAATTATTTTCTTGCCATTTAGAGGAGAACCGCTAACTGCTGTTACTTCAGCAAACTCATTTCTACTAGATGTGTTATTTAATCCTAGCTGACCTTGATCTCCATAACCTGTTGCCCAACACTTACCTGATTCAGTAATAACCATAACGTGTGTATATCTATAGCCACTACAAGTTACATACAATATTTTCTCATTATTAAATACACTAGCGGGTACTCTCTTTGCGTAGTAATTTCCGTTATTAGTTCCATCTCCTAACTGTCCATATCCGTTGTAACCCCAACTGTATAAATTTCCATCTATATCTACTGCGTAAGCTGAACCATAATCATTACTATTAGTGTCCATAACATGAGCATGAGAAGTAACAATTTGTTTAATCTTTGGAAAGTTTGTACCTTTTAACTCTGACGTACTTTCGTCATACCACTTCATAGGTGCTTGCACTTCGTTTCTATCTCTAGTTCCTCCATCTCCCATTAATCCATATCCGTTATATCCACTAAACCAGACCATACCATTTTCACATAAATGATACTTGATAGCTCTATTACCATGAACTGATAAAACTTTAGGGAACCTATGAACTATGTTTCCGTTATCATCTAACATATCGCAACTATTGCCAAGCAAATCTGTAAGAAGATGGGCATAGTCAGGATTACCTGCTAGTGCCTGTCTTAGCTTGTAGCCTTGTACTTTACTTCCTTTGTTTGGGTGCCATCTACTACCATTAGTTGCGTTTTGTCCATCTAGTCCAATACCTCCACCATATACATAATCGTTACCATCATGATAGAAGTTACCCCATAAATGAGTTTCTCTCTTTCCTATATATCCACCTTGCCTATAGAATCCAGAGTTACAACCATACACATACCCTCGACCTACCTTCTTCAAATAATCAGGTAAAGCTTTTATTGATTCTGTATATGTATTACCTGCTTGATTAGGGAAGTTATTAAATTGGAGTATTCCTGCTGTGTTTTGTTGATAGTTTTCTTTTACAGAACTAAGAACACTCTTTTCACTAAAATCTCCACCTCCATAAGCAGGAACAAAAGCTCTATCTTTAATACTGAAAGTTAAAGAATCTCCACCTCCGTTTTGATCTTCTAAACTTAATGTTTGTGGTGCATCATCAGGAACAGTAAAACTTATAGTTCCTCCATTAGTAATAGAGGTTGGGCTAACACCTTTTTCATAACGACCACCTGTAAGAGTCGGGTTATAGTTTGAGTCAGCAGTATCTTTTATTGAGTAAGTTCTTTGGTTTGCAGGAAATGTAAATGAATAAGTTTTTCCTTTTGAAAGTTTGACAGCAGTAGTTTGTAGTGGCGATCTGTAAATCTTAGGGAATTGCTGTCCTCTAGTAAAGTTAGTAGCAAAAATACCATCACTCATACTTGAGTGAACAGAACAGAAATACCTTAAAACATATTGAGAAGCAGGTGTAGGAACCCATGTTACTGTTGCTCCTGCCTGACCTGCTGTTCCTGATCTTGTTATACCCATCTCAGCTTCACTAGCAACTTCTGGATAAGAACTACCTGTCCAGTGTCTAAAAGCTAAAACATGACCTGTATTACTAGCGTCACTAACATCAAAGATATATTGTGACCCAATCTTTATATCTAGTGTAGGTCTTTCAACAGTTCCAGAAAGACTACCTCCACTCATGTGAAACTGATTTGCATTATTAGCACCTGTTGCAACTGTAACTGTATAAGTAATTGATTCATAAGTTTCTCTTTCATCTCCTAGTAGCCATCTGTTCATACCAGAACCAAGGGCATCTCCATTACCAGTAAAAGGAGCATAGTCAAAGTTCTTATCGTTTGGTATATCTTGGTCTGGTTTTTCTATTACTGTTATAGATTGTCCTTTTTTACCTATTGGCAATCTTACATTTGCTACTCCGTCATTCTCTCTCATTAACAAGTCGCCACTTGTTGTTAAGACATCAGCAGGGTTGGCAGGAATAAACACTGTCCAAAGACTTGTGTAACCTGCTGCTGTAGGACTATAAGTATTTACGAGATTATTTCCAGTACCTATAAATAAATATTTTGCATTTTGCCAATCAACTAAATCTCCTTTGTAATAAGTAGTTCCACCTTGCCAAGCTCCTCTATAATTAATACCCAGTGTCATCAAATCACAAACACTGCCAAGATGTGTATTTTGAGGTGGTGTTCCTGAGTTTGCGTTTACATCTGACCTATAAACATAAGTTGAACTTTCGTAATAAACTACGTCATCTTTTTTGTAGGCAGTGCTATTGTTCCACTCCCCCATGAAGTTAAACTTAAGTTTGCCTAAATCAATTTGTGCCATAATTAAATGTCAAGAATAAGGTTGCCAGTGGGTTGGAAACTAATAGCAGGAATACCATTTGAGTTTAGTATATCTTCTCCCAAGAAGAAAGCATGACTTGCCCCATTTTGGTAATAATCTTCTGTTTTGTAAACCTTTTGTGGGGATAATTGATCTCCTGCGGTGCTATATTCCATTACTAACATTCCATCATCTTCACGTTTAAAACCTAAAAATACTGAAACTCTAGCTAAATTTTGAGCAATACCTTTTGCAACATTAGCTTCATCTCTATAACCTTTCGCTTCATTTGCAAAGCCTTGTGCGTCATCTGCGGAGTCAGATGCTTCTTGTGCTTTGGTAGTTGATGTAGTAACAGCAGATTGAGCATTTCCAATACCTGCGTCTAGTTGCCCTTTTGTAACAGCGTCATTTGCATTTGTTCCATCTCCTAAGTTTGTTATTTTATTACCGCCTGAATTGACTTCTCCTGTTAAAGGTAACGAGCCATCTCTCTTTAAAAATAAATCTGTGTATGCTTTGTTTGCAACATCTGTGTCACTGACAGGGCTTTCTACACCACCTATTCTTTTTCCATTAGCTGTTAGATGTTCTCCGTCTGGTACAATTCCTGCTGCTGCGTCATCTGCATTTTCTTGCTGTGCAAATAATACTTGTCTTAATCCTGTATCAAGATCAAGCTCTGTAAGAACTGAACCATCTTGAAAGTCAACAACTGGCAAACTAATATCAGTATTTCTTTGAAACTTAATCGCAACACCATTTGCAGGAGCAGTGACAAAAGTTAGTTGTTGACCTGTAATCGTATAGTCAGTATCAATAGTTTTGACTACTTCATCTAGTGTTACAGTTATTCCTAGAATGGATATGTATGAAAAGCTAATAGCAAAATTAACTTCAGTTCCGTTTCCTGTGTGATTAGTAAACGTGTTGGTGTTGTTGACAGCCATAATTAGCCAAGTAAGTTAAGAGAAGCAAAGTCTTCTAATATATCAATTCTACTATCCGATACAAGTGTGTCATATAATTTACTATTTTTTCTTCTTCTATTATTAAAATCATTATATTTTTCTGGACTCATTTTTCTAAAGTTATTTTCTATCCAAAACTTTTTAGCATCTCTTTTATATTCTTCATGAATTTCTGCCATAGCATCTCCGACTTCTTCTCTTGCCATATAAATTAATTGTACTCTTGTAGCTTTATCAAAATCGTCTTTACTTAAATCACTAACTTGAAAAAGTCTTGCATATTTTTTTCTTAACTTTGGACTTAAATTATCCCATCTTAAATCGTCTGGTTTCATTCTCATTCTATTAATTACTTCTTGATTATTATTTATCCAATCTTGCATAGTTTGATACATAGTTTTTTGTAAAGAACCCTTTGTATAAGTGGCTGTTGAAAAAACTAAATCTTTATATTCTGTGTCATCTGTAAATAAAGCTTTAGGGTTAGTTGAACTTTTAGGGTAAATTGTCATATCAGGTCTTGCAAATTCTCTGCCAGTTTCCATTAATATTGTCATTACAGGGTCATTTACTGAAACTGTTTCTGTTGCGTGACCATCAAAAAAGATATTCATTTCATCTTTTCCAAAGCCTGTTGGTTTAATAGTATATTTACCAGTTATATGATTTTGATAAGGTATTGCGTTTGCATCTCCAAAAGGGGTTGTTCCTGCTGCTTCGTTTAAAACTCTTTGTGCAAATACTAAAGGGTTTATATCTCCTTCATATTGACCTTTAGCGACACGCTTATTCATAGCAATATCGCCATACTCTCCATAACTATTCTTTGCATTTTTAACAAACTTCATAGCTCCTGAAAAAGGAATGGTTGTTTGTGCAACTCTTCTTGCTAAGAAAGCATTTAACTGATAAGGTCGTTCTACTAATTGGAATAATTCAGCAATACCATCTAAGAAAGTTTTATCTATAGTTGAGTCATATACAGCAGCTTGAATCACTTGTTGTATAGCTTCTTTCTGTAATAATGCTTCTTCTCCCATATAGCCTGTAATTCTTGTAAAGTCAGCAGCTACAGAAAGAAAACTTGCATAAGGTTCTAATCTTTTATAGCTCCAATATTTATATTTAATTTTTCCATCTGCTCCTCTTACATACTTAACTTGGTCGTTTTCTCCTTTAACAACTTCATAAGCTTCTCCTTTTCTGCCATATTTTTTTATGTCTTCTTCTGTTGCAAGTAATCTAATTGAATATGGTTGAAAGCCTTGGTTAATCAGTAATTCTCTTTTTGCCAAACTCTTAGGCAAACCTCCTGTAATTGCTACAGGAGCTTCAGGGTCATTTGCTTGGTGAGATAAATATATTGAACCTGCAAAAACTGACGAGCCTATTCTAGTTCTTCCTCTAGCTAAAGCTCTAACACCTGCGTCTTTAGAAGTCAGGTCTGCATAATGTTGATCTAGCCAACTTGCTTTTCTTAAAACATTTTTACTAGCCCACGACATACCTGTAAGTTTTCCTACTCTTGTGTCTTGCATTTCAACAAGTAGAGCAAGTGGACTTGCGTTAAAGGCTTGTTTTGTGATGTTTATAGGAGTTCTAATAAAAGGAACTATTTGTCTTGCTAAAGGATATTCGTTGACTAAATTAGTAAATGCTTCAGAAAAAGAACCCTCTTTTAAATCTTCTGTAAATGTTGCTTCTGCTGCATATTTTCTGGCTCTATCTAATAACTCTAAATTTCTTTTTGATAATTTTCCTTCTACTGATTCTCTATTAATTACGTCCATAATACTATTGAATTGATTATTAACGTATTCGTTATATTTAGTACGATTAGCAAATTTGCGTGTACCTCTCTCCATAGCTCTATGTGTTCTTTCCCAAATCTCAGCCCTAACAAATGCTCTAAAATTTAACTGCTTAAATACTTCATCTTCTGCCATAAGAAATCTGCTAGGTATTCCGTATCCGTTCATAAAGGCTCTACCTAAAGCTCCTCTTGTACCTGTCCACCCTTCCATCATTAACTGCTGTGCAGATTGACCATCTAATAATGTTGCACTTGCATCAACAATATTTCTATTTGCTCTGAAAGCAACTACACCCATCTTCAAAGATTCAAAAGAAGTTGACATCAAGTACTGTAATTCTTTTAAAGCTCTTATTCTTTCTTCTTTTCTTTCAGCACCTACAAATTTTGCAGTAGGTCGCATAAATGTATTTAGACCAGTAGAAAGAATATTAACTTGATGTGTAATTGGGCTTGAAAGAATTGAATTAATAAATAAATGATTACTTATTTTTATAACTCCGTTACCTTTTTGTGCAGCCATAATTGCTTTTAAAGCTTTTGGATTTGTAGCTGCTATGTTAAGTCTTCTAATTGTTTGCTGTAACGCTTTTGTATCTCCGCTATCTGCCAACTTTATAATATCTTCAATATCAAATTCTCCTAGAGGGTCAGTAGGGTCAAGCATATCTTCTGCATTTTTTATTCTTGCTTTTTTTTGTATGTTCTCTGCTATGATTTCATCTTCTCTAAGGTTTTTTAAATTACTTAATCCTTTTTTTGTAAGCTTTCCTGAAGTTACGTTTGATAAGCTTAAAGCTCTTGATACAGGAGCAATAGTTTGTCGCTTAATACCTAAGACAGAATCAAAAAATTTTAAAGTAAAAGCAAAATCTTTTTTTAATCTGTCATAGTGAACTGTATCCATCTTTCCTGCTCTTTTTAGATTTATTTGATCGTCCATTTTTGCAGTTAAGTCTTGTAAGACTATTGCAGTTTCATTAACAATATCGTTCAATGCAATAATAGAAGCTTCTAAATCAAAGTCTCCACCTTTACCATATTGATCTATAAAATCAGTTAATACATTTATAGTATCTAAAGGTAATTGAGTTCTTGCCTTTGCTTGCATAGCCTTCCATGTTCTACTATTAGGCTTTACTGAAGCTTTTAAAGCTGCACCTCTAGCCATAATAAAATCAACTATTGCTTCTTTATTTGCAAAATTCTTGCCATTTTTACCTATAAAATATCTAGATAAATCTCTAGCATTTAGAGTTCTTGTTATCTTTTTACCTCTTAAAGGAACTGCACTTAAAGACTCTCCATCTCCACCCATATAATATTTCTGTAATAATGGGTGTTCTTTTATATTTTTCATATATAAATTAAGATTCTCCATCAAATTTTGTTGTTGGGAATTGTAAACTTGTTCTTCTATATCCGCACCGCTTCTATGAATAATTGCTTTTAGATTTGCCTTTAATCTATTTAGTTCTTCTCCTCCTTTATTTCTTAAGTTGTAAATTTGATTCATAAAGAAATCGACCATTTCATTACCTACTTTCCCTGCACTATCTTTTGTAATATCTCTAATTCCAAAAATTACCTTGGCTGTTGCTTTATCTATACCTGTCTTCTTGGCAAGTTTATTTATTTCTTTTACTCCTAGTCCTGTAGCTCTCATACTAACAGGTAACAAAATTTCTCCTGTAATAAAATCATTTGCTACAGAATATAGCCTTGCTTTTAATCTTTCTTCAGCAGGTTTTAAATTTCCAAATTCATCTGCTTCTGTTGCATTACCAAGCACATCTCTAATCAATGGTGCTATGTCAGTTCTCTCTGATAACCAACCTAATAATTTATCTTCATAAGGGTCAACAGCAACAGCCCCTACTCCAACCCCTGTTAAACCACCTCTAAATTTTTTAACTCCAACATTTTTTAAAAGTGCATTAGTTTTAAAAGCAGGTAATATGTATTGTGCTAATCCTTTTGAGATTCCATACACTGTATCGTTTCTATCTGCTTCTGTTTCTTCAAATCCTCCTATAATTTGACTAAATTTACGTCTTTCACTTACAGGCTTACTTAGAGGTATTAGTTCAAAATCAACAGGTCTTGATGAATCGTAAATATCTCCAAGAAGATAATCGACTATATCATCTCCTAACTTATATATATTATTTATGTTTTCAATATTTCCATTAACTATTCCATTTCTTATTTTTGTTGTAATAGTTTTATGTTTTCCATCTAAAAACTTTTGAAATTCTGCTTTGTCAAAATTATCTCCTTGTTCTGCTTTATATTCTTGTATTTCTTTATCTAAACCTTTTTGTAATCCATCAAGATATTTCTGTTCTTCTGTAAGTAAGTCAGTATCAGAAACACCAAAAATATTTGTTGCTTCTTCTTTAACTTTTTGGTCTTGGACTATTTCTGCATTTGTTGTTTCTGTTAATTCTTTTTGATTTGGTACTGGTTTGGGCTGTAGTTTTGGAGCAGTTTCTTCTTTAATCTGTTCTTTAGTTTCTTCTACAGCTTTTACACCTTCAGCAGCATTAAGCTCTGTCTGCATTGTGTTGTTTTCATTCATAGAACTTGTCATCTTTTAAAATAATGCAGGGTTTCTTTTAGCGTCTTTTAGGATATTAAGAACTTTTTGTTTGTAGTCCTTATCCGTAGCATACATATCATCAGGTCGGCTAAGAATTAAATCTAAAGCTTCTTCTGGTGTATCTACACTTACAATACCTTTTCTATCTGAGAATGGGTCATTCCACTCTTTTTTGTATTGTATAAATTGATCTCTTATATCTTCAAAATCTACAAAGTCTTCTTTAGTTTTCTCTAAACCTTTTCCAAAATCTTGCTCAGTATCAAGTAAAGATGATTCTCCTCTTTCAATCTGTACTCTGTTTGCTTCAAATCCTAAGTAATTATTTTTTCCTGAAGGAGATGCACCATTTGAGGTTTCGTGCATAGCCTGTGCTGCTGTTAATTCAGGAAACTTATGTCCGTATTTTTTAGCTAAATTATAGAAAATTACGAAATTGTGTTCTTGCCTTCTTGCTCCGTTAGGTTCATCTTTTTCATCTTTAATACCTATATCTTTTGCTGATAATACTTTGTCTTCATCTTCAATAAGTTTTAAAACTTCAGGATTCATTACTGGCTTTTGAAATTCTCCTGCTTGTGCTGATTGAGTACCAGTTATGGCATTAATAAAATTATTAGCAATATTTCCTAAGTTGTTTTGGTCAAGACCACTCTTTCTAATTTCTTTAGGGTCAATAACACCTTCCATGTCATTTATGTTTTTTATGCCTTCTTCCTTTTCCTTAGTATTACTAGGTTTCTCATTTTGAGTCTTACCTGAAACTTGTGAATTATCATCATTTTCAGAACTTCCCCCTACTGTTCCATCATCTACTTGACCACTCTGTCCTTGTCCATCATCTACTTGACCACTTAAACCTTCTATTATTTTTCCGTCACTATCTTTAGTAGTGTTTTTTCTATATTCTGTCAGCCTTTCATTAGATAAAGCTCCTTTCTCAACTAATCCGTATTGTTTGATTTGTGCATCAGTAACCCTTACAAATCTAAAAAACTGTCTAATACTATCTTTCTGAGTCGTATCAAAGTTACCTTCAGCATCATTAAAAGAAGCAATAATTCCATCAGGACTTATTGGCTCTCCATAAGAAAACTGTTCAGCCACATCTTCTAAGGTTGGTCTTTCTTGTACTCCATTTATAAATGGTGCTTCTACTTTTAAAGTCTGTGCAGTAAAAATTAAAGACCTAGCTCTTATTCTGTTATCCTCTAAAATATCTTGATTAAATTGATAAATAGTACGATTCTGGTCAAAAGTCTGATTGCCTTCTAATTCTGAAACATCTCTAATTGCTCGGATTTTGTTAATAGATTGTTCTTGTACTTGATCTACAAAGCTTTTAAATTCATCTTCATTTGGTGTTCTAAGTATTGGCTTACCTTCTTCATCAACCTGTCCTGTATCAATAGAAGGAGTTTTCCAATACTGTAAATATCTATTTGGTATTGAAAACTGTATGTCTTCTATTTGATCTTGCATATTAGGAGTAATATTTTTTTTGTTTTGGTAAATTTTATTTAGCTGTGATACTGTGTCTCCTGCTGCTTTTATTGCAACTTGATTTGCGTTTTTTACATCATCTTTTAAAGCATTAATCATATTTTCTCTAAATTCTAAATCAGCAGGTGTTTTCAAACTTTTATTCCATATATCATTTATAATTGCTAAACCATATTTTTTATCTCTTATCTCTCCAAAAGTAATTTTTTGCTGATAATAAATTTGACGTTCTTTATTATTTTGAGATAAAACATATTGATTATCTTTAACCCAAGTAGCAACTTTTTTATCAGTAGCAATAAGCTCGTTTATTCTTTCTTGATTTGCTTCTCTTTTCTCTTCAGACATATTCCCATCATCTTCTAATATAATTTTTTCAGCTTCTTCTATATCTAACTTAGGTTGAATTTTGTCTTGAAAATCATAATGTCTGCTTTCTAAAGTGTCTATTGTTTTTAAAGTTGTATTTAATTTATCTAAAAAGTTTTTTGAATTTTTTAAAGAGTTACGAGGATTTTCTGCAACTACTGTTTTTTCTTTACCATCAGCACCTATTATCTTTTTTGTACCTAGTGAATAACTTGGAAATAAACTAGCAAATTCTTTTATAAAATTTCTTGCATCTTCAAACCTAGCTTCTCCTGCACTTTTTTGACTAGCTATAGCAATAGCTCTATCCATTAAATAGTCTGTATGAACTCCCATTTCTTTAGTAAAGTCTTTACCGACATAGTATTTTCTTAATTCATCTGTCCATAGCTTTAATTCATTTTTTATATATTCTCTACCTTTACCTTCGTCTTGTAATAAAAACTCGCTGACTATTGTTTCTAGACCTATCCTATTAAGTTTTTCAAAATTATCTAATTTTAAATCTGTTCTTAATTTTGTATGTTCTTCTTGAAAAGTATTAATACCATTTTCTAATTCAGGTAAGAAGTATTTTTTGACATAATATTCAGGCATATCAAGTTGTTCAACTCTTGCATTTCTTTTTCCTGCTATATATCCCTGAACTTGTGGACTACTAAAAGGAAAAGCAGCCATTGATTTTAGTTTGTTATCTTGAGGGTCAACCATTTGAACTCTTTTAATATCTTCTACCCACTCTTTACTTAGACCTTTTGCTAACGATTTTGATTTACCAGAATAAAAAGCGTGTTTAAACCAAGGGTTATTTGCTCTTAACATTCTTGATTCTTCTTCATTACCTGCTTTTGTTAAAGCAGCCAGTTTATTAGCTATCTGTCCTGTAGTTTCCTCTAACTCAGTTTCTTTTGGATATAGGAGTTCTGCTTGTGCCATATAATTACTTCCTGCTCGCTGTCCTTTTTGAAATCCCTCTACTGTTTCATCTCGTTTTATTTCTTTTATTTTGTTAACTATTACTTTTTGCAGATTAGGTTCTATAGTCGCTAAAGCTTGTGCAACTTGAGCAACAGGACTATTTAAGTTAACAGCACCAATAGTACTTTGATTAACGAAGGGGTCTGTCCTTTGTACTTTTGATCTATAAACCATAATTAAACTGTCTTAGTTTTACCAATAGAATTGATAGCTGCTTCATGTGGAGCAATAGCTGTGAAAGCCCCTAATCCTGTTGATGCTACATTAGCAATAACCGATAGAGGAGATTGATACATTTGCTGTGCTTGCATATATCCTCTATTAGCAATATCTGTAGCTTGATTTCTACGACTATCTCTATTTGCGACTATTTGTTCTACATCTCTAAAGTATTGTTCTTCAGCAGATTCTAATTCTTGTGTCAAAACTTCTTTCATTCTTGCAGAATTTCTTTCAGCTTCTATTGTCAGCAGCGTAGCTAATCTACCTGACCTCCCTTCTGTTGCATAAATCTTGCCAACTGCTCTTTTTCTTTCTATATCTTTTTCTAATTTTGCTTGTGCAGTAGCTTTTCTGTCATCTGAAAGTTTAGCGTTTGTCGCTTCTTGCTGTCTTATCATAGCGTTATCAGCAGATATGGCTGTAGCTTCAGCAGCTTGATATGCGTAAGATGCTGTCTGTCTTGCCTGTTGATTCTTGGCTGCTGCTCCCATTACTCCTGTTACTGCACTTAAGGCCAAGGAAGCATTGAACAGATTACCTGCCAATCCAGTTAATCCTAAAGCTCCTGCTACAAAACACATTAGGCTATCCTCATGAATTGATAAAAAGGTTTTTTATGTACACCATATTCTTCATGATACTCGATAAACTTAAATCCTAAACTTTCTAACCACTTCATAGCTGCTACGTTTTCTGCATATACAACATTATATAGAATTGTATATGATTTCATTAACTGATCAACCCATATTCTACCTTTTCTAATTAATTGTATTCTGTATTTTTTATTATCAAATAGCTCTTCAGTAGAAACCATATAGATACAGCCATTAGCAGTTACACCACAAATACCAATAGGGTTATCTTCGTCTCCACAGATCGCCATAACTTCTTTACTAGCTAAGTATGAAACTTTTAGTGCGGTTTCAGGGTCTTGATCTGCTTGATAGAGAGCTTCTAGTTTATCCATCTCTCTCATATTGTCGCTTACATAATGCAAGTCTTTAAGGGTACATTTTCTTAAATGCCCCATACTACATTCGCCTACTTCTCATATTGAACATAGCTTCAAATTCTGCACTGGCTAACAATGTAGGAAGGAAAGTATTATTCTTTACATCTATATCTACTCTGTCTGCTCTACTCATTATCGGAACTCTAAATGTACCTGTAGCTAAATTAATTTGACCAATAGCAGAAGAAGCAGCACCCAGTAAACGACCACTAAATTTATGTACACTTGTGTCTCTATACTCAGGTGTTACTTCTACTTTAAAAAATCCTGTCTCTTCAAACTTAATATAAAAATGGTGTAGTTGTAATCTTGAACTAATAATTTCAGCAGAACTCTGTGTTGGCGATTCAGTAATTCTTTGTTTACTAAACCTGTAGTGCATTTCAAAAGGTTCTCCAATAATTACTTTTGCATTTCTATAGTCTCCGTTTGCTTCTATAGTTGACGTTGTTCCATCTGTTTGGTTTGTGGTTTTTATTATTGTTCCTGCTTTTAATGTTTGAGTAGTTCCGTTAAGATCAACAAACGTACTGGTTTCATTTGATGCTATATATCTTCCTACTACATTCATCTCTCCTCTTAGTCTATAAGGAACAGTAAATATAGTTTTCTTAGTTGTTGTGTTAAATGTAACTGTGACATTGTTACTAGCTTCAGTAACTTTATGATCTAAATGATATTCAAACGTAGCGTTATCTTCTTTGTAATCAGATTCAAAAGGTAGTTTTTCTAGGGTTACATGAGTATCTTCTTCTATGACTAGAAATAAATCAGTACCTATAAAATCTACATTCTTTATTCTTCTGTTTGGATTAATAGTAAAAGTAAACCAACTGTTTAAAACTTTCTGTCCTTGTGTTCCAAATAACCATCTATTAATAAATAATTTGTTTGGGTTATCAGTTCCTAAACAAACTAAAATATCTTGGTTATTAGATACAGCAAGTTTAAATATTCCGCTTGGTATCAACCTTGGTACATGAATAGTTATGTTACTAGCATCTTTTAAGGTTACATCTGTTTGAGTTATATATTCTCTGATACCTGCAAAGTCTCCTTTCTTTGTAAGAAAATAAATAGAAGAACCAGAACCTACAGGCGGTGCATCATCTGAAGACTCAAACTCAGTTGCTACAAGTACGTTAGCTGTTAATGGTGTTAAGTTGTCTGCTGAACTAGATAGTATAAACTGCGTTTGTTCTGAGAATAGAATCAACTGCTCTCCCATAGTTACAGCGTGTTTTAAGATAGCAACTTTTGTGTGTGAAGCTGCAACGTCTATAGGGTGGGAGTCAACAATAGTTAGAACAGTATCAGGAAAAAAATTAAAGAAGTCTGACACGTTAGACAGAATCACGTTGTCATCTGCTAGAAAGCCTAATCTGTTTCTAAAGAAAAATACGTTGCTTATATTACGACCAATAAACGAGGGGTCAGGTGCAGATATTTCATCTCCTGAAGTGCGTTCTCCCCAAACAGGTAAAGTGTAATCCGTTCCATTTAAAGTATAAGTATCTCCATCTACTCTTGCAAATCTAAAATTACCATCAGCCTGTCTAATTAGAACGTGGGGCATAGTTGAGTAATCAAATTTAAAAGGTATTCCTGCTTGTACTGTCTCTTCCCATTGTCCTTCTTCAAAGGTTCCTCCATTATTAGTGACAAACTTCACATAGTAATTATCAAAATTTGTATTGTCATCTCCTTTTACTTCGACAACGTAACCATCAGGAGAAACAGTAGGTAAGTCTGTAAACCTTTGCACTGAGTCTTTTACAATAGATAGCTGTGTATTACCTTGAGTGTCACTTCCATCTATAGAAAAATTACTTCCATCTGTTTTTCTAACATATATAACACTTCCGTTTCTTGTTACATCAAATCCAGTAAGACCACTTGCTAATCCGTTAGCTAAGTCATTAGCAACTCCTGAAGTACTAAGAGTCGAGTCATTAGTAGTGTCATCTGTGACAGTTACCCCATCTACTGTGACAGTATAGATAGTATTATTTGAGACTTGCTCTACAAATATAATTGCTTTTGTTCCTGTACCACCTGACAAAGTAGTATCCATAGCAGTAGCTACGCTTGTATTAACAACAAAAGTGAAGTCAGCAATCGTTACAGTTTTAATTTCACTTCTTGGGTTTGTTGTATTTAAGTATGTAGTTCCGTCAGGTGTTTCTACAGTTTTTTCATTACCTTGTAGGTCATAAACTTTTACACTTCCATTACTGAAAATGGCTACATACTGTTCATTTACATCTCTATTAATAGTTTGAATATGAACATTTCCTAGACTTTGAGTACTTAAATTAGTAACGTGCTGTATGCCTGATCTTTTTATAAGACCAACTACAGGGTTACTATCTGCATTGTCTTGTATGTCTGCGTGGTCTGCTTGCTTAGATGAATCAGAAGCTTGTGAAACTCCCCTCAATAAAGTTGGAATAGCTCTTGATACAATTCCCATAATTACCTATTAAGTACATCAGCAGGAGTAAAGGTATCAATAGCATTATTTAAGTTAGGGTCGCCTGTAAGAACATTATGATCTGCATTTGATAAATCTGTTTCCATTAATATTGATCTAGCTCTAGCTTCATCTTGCCCTGTATAAGTCCTTAAACCATCATCTCCAATTAATCTATCTACAAATATTCTTGCAGCTTTTATATTCATATAACGTCTAGCAGGTTCAGGCAGTTCTACAAAATCTCTAAAGTAAGTAACATGACAAGTTAAATCATTATCAAATTTAAAAGTATTATTTTTTCGATCATATAATTTAAGACCTCTTTGAATTACATCAATAGTCGGGTGGTCAAAAATATTAGTATCTATTTTTAAAATATTATTTGCAATAGTAATTTCATTTTTACTATCTCTAGTTAACACAACATTAAATTCTTGATTGAATGACCAACCTTCAGATTGGACTTCTTTATTAACTTCAAGCAAAGTTGATTGTGCAGTTCTTGCATCTACAGGGAGCAGCCCTGTCAATTTATTTATTGGTGCTTCGCCTATTGCAGCGAGCATAATGTTTACACATTCCAATTCAGTGCTTGCAGCTACAGCCATTTTTCTTTACTTTTTTTTTGACATTTTTAATGCCATGAGTTTGTTTTTAAGAGCAGACTTTTTTTTGTCGTCTTTCTTTTTCTTAGGTCTTCCAACCTTAGAACCATACGTTCCCTTACCTGCGGGCATAAAAAAAAGGGGTATCTAATAATAGAATACCCCATTTTAGGAATTTAGGTAGATTATGTAGCAGACAATTTAATTGTTGCTGCACACTCTGGTCTTAGGATTCCATGCCCAAGTGCGTACTTCGCTAAAAGTAGGGTTGATTGATACATAATCCCGTAGTCCTGACCTGAGATTTCAGTTGTCATGTCCTGTAATTTTACAGTTCCAACTGC